TAATTTTGTGGGCCTTCGGGCCCACATAAAATTTTAAGGAGAAAAAATGACAACATTTGGATCATCACAAGATGGAGTGGCGACTAACGTAACTACAGAGACTAAAACTATTCAGACTGGTAGAACTAGAGTGTACGGAGTGCATGTATCTGGTCCTAACGTAGCTGGTGTTTTAGATATTAAAGATGGCTCAACGTCTAAAGTAAAATTAAACAAGGCTGCTCATGTTCATGACATGACAATTAATTTTCCTGTGCCAATTTTATTTAAGACTAATCTTAATACTGCTTTTACTACAGAACAGATTACAGCTATCACTGTGTTTCATAGTGGCGGAAATAACTCGTAGGAGGTTTACGTGGCTTTTTCAGGCACAAGTACATTCGAGAAATTTCTCTCGATCGATGATATTATAACTGAGTCCTTTGAAAGATTAGGATTCTTTGATTACTCTGGTAATGATTTAAGATCAGCTAGACGTTCTTTAAATATAATGTTTCAAGAATGGGACAACAGAGGTCTACATTTTTGGGAAGTAGCAAGAACTGCAATCACATTAGTCTCTGGTCAAAACGAATATACAATCTTTAGATCACCTTCTGACGGAAACGCAAACGGAATAACTACGACTTTAACATCTGGTATTTCAGCTGCTGCCACAACTATTCCTGTGGCTTCTACAAAAAACATGAATGCTACAGGTAAGATTAGAATTAATTCTGAAGTAATTATTTATACTTCTATTTCTGGAAATAATATAATTTGTGAAGCATCTGGTCGAGGAGCAGATGATACAACAGCTGCAGGACATTCGTCTGGAGATGCAGTTACAAATTTTGTTGATATGGTTTCAGATATCCTTGAAGCAAGTTTCAGAAACACAAGTGATGTAGACACGCCGCTTTCAAAAATTAACAGATCACAATATCAAGCTTTTTCAAATAAAAGTTCTACAGGTCAACCATCACAATACTTTGTGCAAAGGTTCATAGATAAAGTTACAATCACTTTGTATCTAACACCTGGAGATACACAAGCCGGTAATTTTATTTATTTTTATTATGTTAAAAGAATTCAAGATGCAGGTAAATATACTAACGAAGCAGATGTAGTTAATAGATTTGTACCTTGCATGTGTGCAGGTTTAGCTTACTATATGGCTATGAAAAAAGCACCACAAAGAACTCAAGAAATGAAATTAATTTATGAAGATGAATTACAAAGAGCATTGCAAGAAGATGGATCACCTGCAAGTGTTTACATTTCACCTAAAACTTATTATCCGGAGATCTAATGGCAAAGTTTGCAAAAGGTAAATACGCACTAGCAATTTCTGATAGAAGCGGACAAGCCTTTCCGTGGAGAGAAATGGTTACTGAATGGAATGGTGCGTTTGTGCATTTATCAGAGTATGAACCAAAGCAACCACAGTTAGAACCAAAACCTTTTGTAGCTGACCCACAAGGTTTAGAACAAGCAAGACCTCAAAACTTTCCATCTAATCAAATCGGTGGAGGAAACATGGTGGCTAATTTAACTTTACCTGGAGATTTTGCTTTTCAAGATTTTAGTAATAATAGTATGGTACCTGAAAATCCATCTGTTATAAATGGAAGAAGAGAAGCACAAATAAATGTAGGAGAGGTTACGGTAAGCATAACATGACGTATACAGAGTTAGTACAAAAAATTAGAGACTACACAGAAGTTACAAGTACAGTTTTAACTGACACCATTGTAAATGGATTTATTGAAAATGCAGAATTTAGAATTTTAAGAGATGTAGATTCTGATAATAACAGAAGATATGTAACTGCTAATTTAATAGCAGGGACTAGATTTATTGATACACCTCAAAACTTGTTAGTTATTAGATCTGCTCAAATTGTAGATTCTGATGGGACAGCTAATCCTGATAATCGAGAGTTTTTACAATATAGAGATACTAGTTTCATGTCTGAATTTAATAATTTAAATTCTCAAGGAGTGCCTAAATATTATAGTAATTGGGATCAAGATACGGTGGTTGTGGCTCCCACTCCAGATCAAACATACACAATTCAACTAAATTATATCTTGAAACCTGATGGATTATCGAGTACAGTTCCAACTACATATTTAAGTCTGCAATTTCCCAACGGACTTTTGTATGCGTGTCTAGTTGAGGCATACGGTTTTCTAAAAGGGCCAAATGATCTCTTGCAATTATACGAAGGAAAGTATAAACAAGTGGTAGAAGGCTTCTCAATAGAACAAATGGGAAGAAGAAGACGAGACGAATATCAAAGTGGTGTTCCTCGTATAGGAAAATAGGAGAAAATAAACATGGCTATAACACAAGCAATTGCAAACTCTTTTAAAAAACAATTATTAGATGGTGATATGGATTTTACTGCAGCGCCTTCTGGTGATATTTTTAAAATAGCTCTTTATACTTCTTCAGCAACTCTAAACTCAGCAACAACTTCTTTCACAACTGGAAACCAAGTTCCAAACTCTGGTCAATATACATCTGGTGGTGGAAAACTAGTTAACTTAGCAACTTCAATTACAGCTGGTGTAGCAAGAGTAGACTTTTCAGATAGATCTTTCACTGGAGTCACTATTACTGCTAGAGGTGCTTTAATCTATAACACATCGTTCTCAAATGCAGCGGTGGCAGTTTTAGATTTTGGAGCAGATAAAACAGCTACATCTGGAGTTTTCACAATTCAGTTTCCGGCTAACACATCAACAGCAGCGATTTTAAGAATCTCTGGTTAATTAGGAGGTAAACTCCTATGGCATCAGGAACTTGGAATACCGGCTTTTGGGGCCAAAACCAATGGAACGATTTAGCAGACCCAACTTTTACAGTTACGGGTATTGCCCTTACTGCATCTCTAGGTGACGAAACAACTGTTGGTGAAATTAATACTGGTTGGGGTAGACTAGCATGGAATGATTCTGCATGGGGTATTGCAGGAAACCTTATAGCACCTGGTCAAGCACTTACAGGAACTTTAGCTAGTGTCGTAGCTTCTATTGATGTATCTACAGGTCCATCTACAAATAACAATCAACTTATTACAACTGCTCTTAACGATGTAACAGTTGACATTCAAACAAAAGTATTTCCATCAGGCTTACCATTAACTGCAGCAGAAGGAACAGCTGACGCTGGCCCTGATGCTATGGCTACAGGTAATGCAATGTCTATGGGTCTTGGAACTATAGATGCTTTTAACCAAACAGGTTGGGGTAGACAAGGTTGGAATGTTAATGCATGGGGAGTTGAAGGTCAGTTTGCAAATGTTGATGTAACAGGCATTGCAATGACAGCTGCGGCTGGAACATTAGCGATGACTGGTAATGCTAATTTAACTCTTAATACTTTAAATGTAGCGCAAGCAACTTTAGGTAATGTAGATCCAGCACCTGATGCAATGATCATAGGTGAACCTATGATTGCAAATTTAGGAACAGCTTTAGGTTTAGCTGGAGCAGGTGCAAGTCCAACAGGTATTGCAATGACAGCAGGGTTAGGAACAGCCGTAGCTGTCCCTGGTCAGGAAGTTGATGTAACAGGAATACCAATGAATAATCAATTAGCTGGTGTCAGTGTTGTAATTCATATTGATATTCAGCTAACAGGTTTAAGCTTGACTATGAACCAAGGATCTGGTAGTGCTTTGATCTGGAACGAAGTTAATACAGGTTCAGCACCTTTAGACCCTCCAGGATGGCAGGAGGTGGCTGCATAATGAGTTTGACAGAAACTCATATTTTTAATAAAATGAACGTATAAGGAATTAAAAAATGGCGAATTCTACATCTGCTAATCTAAAACTTACAGTACAAGCAACCGGTGAAAACTCGGGAACTTGGGGTCAAATTACAAATACAAACTTACTTATTTTAGAACAAGCTATCGGTGGCTTTACAACTTTTAATTTAACTAACGCTAACAGAACTTTAACTTTTACAAACGGTGCTTTATCGAATGGTAAAAATGATGTTATTAAATTAACAGGAACTTTAGCAGCTAACAGAACTGTTAGTATTCCAGATTCAATTGAAAAAGTTTATAACGTACAAAATGCATGTGACCATGCAGGTTACACTTTAACTTTTAAAACATCGTCAGGTACAGGTGTTCTTTTAGCTGAAGGAAATAATTACGTATTATATTCTGATGGAACTAATGTAGTAAAACTTCATGAGCAAAGAAACTGGAGAGCAGTTTCAGCAGCTGAAACAGTTCAAGCTGGAGCTCAACTTTTAGTAAATACAAATGGTGGAGCAGTTACAATTACGCTTCCAGCCTCACCTGCTACAGGAGATGAAGTCTCTTTCGTAGATCAAGGATATGATTTTAATACAAACGCTTTAACTATTGGAAGAAACGGTTCTAATATTGCAAACAGTGCATCTGATCTAGTGGTCAATACACAAGGTGCTGGTTTGACATTAGTATACTCAGGAGACGCGACTACAGGTTGGACATATAAGGAGAAATAAACCATGGCTAATTACGAAGCTACAAGGTATGATTTCAGTGGTAGCAATCTACAGGGTATTGAAGGTATTCCAACAGCAACTGTTATACCATGGTCAGATTCTTCTATACCATCAGGTTTTTTAGAATGTAATGGTTCTGCAGTTTCAAGATCAACTTACGCCGCGTTATTTGCAATCGTTGGTACAACTTATGGTTCAGGTGATGGTTCAACAACTTTTAATGTACCAGACCTACAAGATAACGTAGTAATTGGAAAATCCCCTTCAAAATCTATAGGTACAACAGGTGGGGCAAATACCACTCCTGTAGTAGCAGGTGGAAATATTGGCGGTGATACAGCAAATGCTAGTTTATCAACACCACAACTTGCATCTCACAATCACCCACAAGGTGGTACTGCTGGACCTCAAACCCCTAATAACTCTAACCAAAGCGTTAGATACTATAGTCCTAGTAATACAGGGAGTACAGGCTCTAGTCAGGGGCATTCTCATACCCTAAGTGCTACATTTTCTGGTGGAACAGCTAACCCCTCTGTGTTACAACCTTACTTAACAATTATTTATATTATAAAAACATAGGAGAAAAAAAATGGCAACAAACGCAAATTGGACAATTGTCTTTGACGACAAAATGATAATTAAACAAACAGGAGATGCAGCAGGTACAAATTATATAATTGATAATGATATTGATTTTTGGAATCAATCTAAATTTTCTAATATCTGGGCAATTCAACACGGAACTTCAGTTTCAACAGATGAAGTAGAATATAGAGATAACACTCCTAATTCAACATATGCTGAAGCTAATCTTGGAGACATAAATCAATTTATTAATAAATGGGATGCAGCTCATTTAGCTCAATTACAATCTGATTGGGATAATGATACTCTTCAAATAGAAGATCCTGAAGGACAAGATCCTGAAGGACAAGATCCTCCAGTTTTTAGAGAAGAAACTGAAGCTGAAAAAATAACTAGATTAGGTGCGAGACCTACTTCTTATAGCTCTTAATTTCTTACTAGACAGTTAGAATACATGGTGTTATATCTCTATGTAATGGAGAATTAAAACATGTCAAATTACGAAGCTACTAGATATGATTATGATGGAGCAAACCTTACAGGCATAGAAGGTATTCCAACAGCAACTATTGTTCCGTGGTCATCTGCCTCTGTACCATCTGGATTTTTAGATTGTAATGGTGCAGCAGTTTCAAGATCAACTTACGCCGCGTTATTTGCAATAATAGGAACAACCTACGGAGCAGGTGATGGTTCGACAACTTTTAATGTACCAAACTTAGAAGATAACGTAACAGTTGGAAAATCCCCTTCAAAATCTGTAGGTGGAACTGGTGGAGCAAATACCGTAAGTGTGACAACCAGCGGAAACATTGCTGGCTCAACAGCAAATGCAACTTTATCAACATCACAACTTGCATCTCACGATCACTCACAAGGTGGAAGACAGGGACCGCAATATGTTTTTCCAGATAGTTTTTCTTTTAGATTCTATGTTCCTACTAATACGGGAAATACCGGTTCTGGTGACGGACATTCACATAACATGAGTGCTAATTTTACAGGGAACACAGCTAATCCATCTGTGGTACAACCTTATTTAACATTAAATTATATTATAAAAACATAAGTGGAGAATTAAAACATGTCAAATTACGAAGCAACTAAATATAATTTTGACGGTGCTAATCTTACAGATATAGAAGGTATTCCAACAGCAACTATTATCCCATGGTCAGATACTTCTGTTCCATCAGGTTTTTTAGATTGTGATGGTGCAGCAGTTTCAAGATCAACTTATGCTGCGTTATTTGCAATCATTGGTACAACTTACGGATCAGGTGATGGTTCAACAACTTTTAATGTGCCAAACTTAGAAGACAATGTACCAGTTGGAAGATCACCTGGAAAAGCTCTAGCATCAACAGGTGGATCAAATACAGCAAGTATAACACACACCGGTAATGTTTCAGGTTCAACTGGTAATGCTACTTTATCAACAGCACAACTTGCATCTCACAGTCACCCACAAGGTGGTACTTCTGGACCTCAGACAATGACTTCACCAGCGCCAAAGATAGGACCTAATAGATTGTATGTTCCTGACAATACAGGAAGTACAGGATCTGGCGGCGCACACTCTCATAACATGAGTGCTAACTTTGCAGGAAACACATCTAACCCATCTATATTACAGCCCTACTTAACAGTAAATTACATTATAAAAACTTAGACAAATATAACACATAGTGTTATATTAATGTTGAATAATGGAAAGAAAAAATTCAATAAAAAATTTTATAGGTGTTTTTGATAATTACATTACAGATATAGACTGTAATCAAGCTATAAAATTTTACGAAGAAAAAAATAAACTTGAACATACCTTTGATAGAATGACATTTGAAGGTGCCAACATCTATACTAAAAAAGATAAACAATTTTTTGCTGATCAACACAACGTCCCCGTCTGGGCTTCTACTTTAAAACCTTTAATATATAATTTTGATCAAGCTTTAAATGAATATCAAAAACAAACAGGTATTTTAGAAGCTTATAATTTAGATCATTTTAAATATACAGGATTAAAAATACAAAAAACTTTACCTGGAGAAGGGTATCATCTTTGGCATGTAGAACATAATCCTGGTTTTTTATATGAAGGTAGAGCTATGGCTTACATTATATTTTTAAATGATGTTAAAGAAGCGGGAGAAACTGAATTTTTACATCAAAAAATGAGGGTGAAACCTAAAAAAGGGAGAATTGTTATTTGGCCTGCAGGGTTTCCTTATGTTCACAGAGGAAATCCACCTTTATCTGGAGAAAAATATATATTAACATCTTGGATAATGTTACCTAGAATAGATGATCTAAGATAGATTATTAATTTTTTTTAATTCTAAAACAGCTCTTTCATCCTCTTTAGTAAATTGGTTATTCCCATCTTTCATCCACTGATCATTTTGATGATGGGTAAAAGGTCCATTTTGATCTACATAATGAAAAAAAACTTGAGCCATTCCATCACCTTTATAATTACCTGGTCTTCCATGTAAATCTTCAACTCCTAAATATAAAAGTCCGTCTCCTATATCAATTTCAATTTCTTTGTCGTCAATAATTAAAGGCCAGTTATCAGTTTTATTAATACATGCTGTAACACTTATTTCACACGATGGTCGATCTGAGTGCATATCTAAATGTGAATTAAATCCATAATATCTCCAATAAGAATATGTTTTAAATAGTTTTAATCCTGATTCTTTTTCTACTAAAGGTAATTTTCTTTTTAAAAGAGTTCCCATTAAAGTATCTTTATATATACTTATAGCAAAACCTTCATCATATAAAGTTGAATCTGGAATTTTAGAAGGGTCTTCTAGAATTTCTAAACAATATTCTTGTAATAACTTAACTTCTTCTTTATTAAAAAAGTTTTTAATTATTTTGTATCTAAAGTCTTTTCTTATAGTAGCCATAAAACAATACTGTATCGTACTCCTTTTGTTACAGGTTCTATTTTATGTGGAAATAAAAAATTAGAAGGAAAACATAATATACTTCCTGTCTTTAAGGAAACTCTTTTTATTTCGTTATTTAAACGTTGATTTCCAAAAACTAAATCTCCACCTTCATATTCATCATTTAAATTAATGATCATACTTAAAGTTCTAGGAGAAGTAGTTCCATGATTGTCACAGTGATAATTATACTTACCCCCCTCGTTATATTTTAATAAATCTACTTGGTCTACTTTAACACAATTGGCTTGTGGAAAATTAATTTTATAGTTATATAAAAAACGCAAGGCTATATCATATATTCTTTTAAAATATATTTTGTCAGATATTTTTTCTTTTCCTAAACTATGTCCCAGTACTTTTCTATATTCTTTATCACCACTATGTGTGGTTAAAGGATCCACACACATTTTGTCTATATACTCACAAACCTTTTGACAAAAATCTTTATTTAAATAACTGTTATAAACCATTATGGCATCTTCTATTTTATTCATTTTCAAACTTTCATTATTCATAAAACTGATATATAAGCTACTATATGCTACAAAAATTAAATTTCAAGCCCGGTTTTAATAAGCAAGACACAGAATCAGGGGCCGAGGGTCAATGGACTGACGGTGATTTTGTTAGATTTAGATATGGATTACCTGAAAAAATAGGTGGTTGGCTACAACTAACAGCTGGTGGTAAATCTTTACCTGGGGCTGGTAGAGCACAAGTAGCTTTCTCTAGTTTTGCAGGTGAAAAATATTCAGCTATTGGAACATCACAAGGTTTATTTTTATATTATGGTAATGATTTTTATGACATTACTCCTTTAGATACCGCAATCACAGGCGGAACTTTAACAACAACCAACGGGTCTAGCACTATAACTGTTAACAAAGGGTCACATGGATTAGCTGTTGGAAGATATGTAACTTTATCTGCAGTAACTGTAACCGGAGCTAGTGGTTACACAGCTTCAGACTTACAAAAAGTATATGAAATTTTAACTGTGCCTGATATAGACAAGTTTACTGTTCAAGCAGCAACAGTTGAATCAGGGTCTGGTATGACAGCGGCAGGTGCCGTCACTGTTAATCCTTATGTTATAGTTGGACCAACAACACAAACTACAGGTTATGGTTGGGGTACATCTACTTGGAACGTTGAAACTTGGGGCACGGAACGATCTACGAGTTCTGTGGTACTGGATCCAGGAAACTGGAGTCTAGATAACTTTGGTCAAGTATTAGTTGCAACTATATTTAATGGTAAAACTTTTACATGGAATGCAGGCGCATCAAACGCCAGAACTATTAGAGCCTCTCTATCTACAAGTAATTTTGCAACTACCAATAATCCTACAGCTACTAGATTTACATTAGTATCAGATAGAGATAGACATTTATTTCACTTTGGAACTGAGACAACTATAGGTGATACTAGTACACAAGATCCAATGTTTGTAAGATTTTCTAATCAAGAAGACTTAAATACTTATACACCAACAGCTACAAATACTGCAGGTACATTTAGATTAGATACAGGAAACGAGATAAGAGCTGCACTTCAAGGTAAAGATTATGTCTTTGTTATAACGGATAACGCAGCTTATGTTATTCAATTTGTTGGTCCACCATTTACATTTAGTGTTAGACAGGTTGGTACAAACTGTGGATGCATCGGTCAACATGCAGCTGTCTACGTTAACGGTATTGTATTTTGGATGGGTTCTCAAGGTGGATTTTTTGCATTTGATGGTACAGTAAAATCATTACCTTGTCTTGTAGAAGATTTTGTATTTAGCACAGACGGCACTAATCTTGGATTAAACTTTAATGCAAGTAATGTTGTATTTGCAGGATCAAATAATTTATATACAGAAGTAAATTGGTTTTATCCAAAAGCTGGATCCACACAAATCGATAGATGCGTAACTTATAATTATTCTGAAAACTGTTGGACAACGTCATCACTAGATAGAACGACGTATGCAGATCAAGGTGTATTTGATAATCCTTATGCAACCGATTATGATGATAGCGCAACACCAGTATTTCCTGATATTCTTGGTATCACTAATAAATATGGATCTAGCCTTTATTATGAACATGAGGTTGGTACAGATCAAGTTAATAGCGTTGCAACCACAGCTATTCCTGCATTTATAAGATCTGGAGATTGGGATATTACCTCTAGACGTAGTGCTCTTGGTCAACAAACAGGTGTTGCAGATTACAGAGGAGATGGTGAATTCTTTATGGCTGTTAGACGATTTATACCTGATTTTAAATATCAAACAGGAGATGCGCAGATTACTTTATTTGTAAGTTCTTATCCAGACGACGTAGCTGTGAGTTCTCCACTAGGGCCCTTTACAGTTACCGCAGCAACTGATAAGATAGATACCCGAGCTCGAGGAAGATTACTGTCTGTTAAGATAGAAAACGATGGCACAGGTGAAACCTGGAGATATGGAACACTAAGATTAGACGCACAACCAGACGGTAGAAGATAATGGCTAAAGTAACAAACTACATACCTGAACCAAAACAAGAATACGATGTAGAGAATCAAAGACAGATACTAGAGTCTTTAACTACACTACAGAATCAATTAAACTTTTCTTTTCAACAAGACTTGAAAAATGAACAAGATGCGTTTAATTATTTCATGTCATGACAATACAATATAAAAGCGAAACGTTTAATTTAACAACTACTAATTTAACTACAGTGTTAACTATTAACACTACGTCAGTTGCTATAGTCAAAATGGTACAAGCTAGTCATGCAAATGCCAGTAACGTTGATGTAGATTTATTTTTAAAAAAATCAGGTGGTTCTGATGTTGAAATATCACACGCACAATTAAATAAAACTACAGAAAATTTAATAAAAGAATCCTTGAATTTAGAGGCTGGAGATGTTATTAAAGTACAAGCAGGTACAGCAAATGAAATAAAAGGTGCTGTAAGTTATGCTTTAATAGATAGACAGAATGAAAACGGATAATTTACCAAAAATAAATTGTACGACTATAACAACATATAGAAATACAAAAACCGGAGAGACATATAAAGAAAAGAAAGAAGGACCTGATATTGTACAAGACGTTACTGTGCAGGTAACTAATAAAGGTTTAGAAGTATTTCAGAAAGTAATGAATGACAATAAAAAACCAAAGCCCTAAAGGCGGAACAGAATTACAATTCGAGTATTTAGAAAAATACGTTGATAAAAATTTATTAGATCAAGTACAGATATGTACTTCGGTCCCAGAAAAAATACCATTACATCCTACTAAACCAAATATACTTTGGCAAAAAAATTCTTACGATCAACCTAATTTAACTCCATGGTTTAGTGATCTTTCTAACCATAGTAAATACGATTGGTATGTTTTTAATTCACATTGGACATATGAAAAATATAGATTTCATTTTGATATACCAACGAATAGATCTGTAGTTATTAAGAATGGTATTGATAAAATAGAAAAAGCTAAACCTTATATAAAAGGTGAACCTATAAAGATAATACATCAAAACACACCCTGGCGTGGTTTATCTGTATTGTTAGGTGCAATGCAATTAGTAAAAAATCCTTTAGTTACTTTAGATGTATATTCATCCACAGAAGTTTATGGTCAAGACTTTTATGATAAAAACGATCATGAGTATAGAGAGCTGTATGAGCAAGCTAAGAAACTACCTAACGTAAATTACATTGGTTATAAACCTAATCAATACATAAAAGATAATTTAAAAAATTATCATATGTATGTTTATCCTAGTATCTTTGAAGAAACGTTTTGTATATCTTTATTAGAAGCTATGGCTGCAGGTTTATATTGTATCGTAGATGACTATGGAGCTTTGTATGAAACAGGGGCAGAGTTTCCTATGTATATTCCATACGATAAGAACCATAGAGCTCTTGCTCAAAAGTTTGGTTTTGGTATTGAACAAGCATCACACACGCTAGATCAAAAACAAATACACGATCACTTGGATTCACAATCTAATTATGCACATATTTATTACAACTGGAATAAGATTGCTATGCAGTGGACAACTTTTTTAAAAGGAGTGATTAATGCAAAATCCAAATAAACCAATATGGTTTGGCGAAGAAAGTGTTGTAGAGACAATAGATCTATCAGAACCTAAACCAGAATCTAAATCACCTCATAAGATAATGGTTTGTACTCCTGTGCATAGTGAATGCTCTATTCATTACACACAAGCTTTGTTAAAGTTTCAACAAGATTGTTTGATGAGAAAGATATTAGTTAGTTTTACTTTGATGAAATCATCTTTGGTTACTCAAGGTAGAAACCTATGTGTAGCTGAAATGTTAAACCATGAAGATGGTTATACACATTTATTATTTATAGATTCAGATATTGACTTTGACTTTGGAACTATTGAGACAATGTTAAAAGCAGATAAGGATGTTATTGCATGTCCCTATCCAATGAAGTCATTAGACTGGGATAAAATATTTCAACAAAAAGACAGAGCTAAGAGTGTAGATGATCTAAAAAAACCAGGATATACCTTTCCTATTAAATTAGAAAACCAAGATTACATACCATCAGATGGTGGTATTGTAGAAGCAACCCATGCTCCTACTGGCTGTATGTTAATTAAAAGAACTGTATTAGAGAAGATGATAAAACATTACCCTGAGTTAGAGATATTTCAGCCTACCAATATTAATGGTAAAGAAGTTAAAAAACCAAACTTTTATAACTTCTTTGATACTTTGCACAACACAGAAACTAAACAGTATTTCGGTGAAGACTTTGGCTTTTGTCAAAGATGGAGAGATATGGGTGGTAAAGTTTATCTATATATTATGGACTATATAACTCATGTAGGTGAGCATCAGTTCTGTGGAAGGTTCTTTGACAACTTAAAACTGGTTGACGATAGCAAAAAAATCAAATAAAGTGTTATATTTCAGGAATAGTACGCCTGCCACACATATAAAATTTAGGCTAAATTATGACAATTACACGAATGCAGGAACCACGACAACTATATGGATTAGGGAGTTTAGTTAAAAAAATAACTAAGCCTATTAAGAAAATAGTTAAATCACCAATAGGTAAAGCTGCTTTAATAGGAGCGGCGGCGTTTGGTATACCTGGAACACAGTTTGGTGGTCTACTAGGTAGAGCAAGTTTAGGTGGAGCTGCTCCAAGTATTTTTGGTAAGACTGGTGGCATACAAGCTTTGCTTCCAAGCGTTTTTGGAACTCCAGGAGTTCCAGATGCAATTGGCAAACAAGGTTTTTTTCAAGGTTTAAAAACTAAATTTGGTAATCTAGGTACAGGAACTAAATTAGGTATAGCAGGTGGTCTTTTAACTTACCTTGGCAGTCAAGGTATGGAACAAGAAGAGATAGAAGAAGTTAAAAGAGACCCTGATAAATTAAGAATTTATTTAAAAGATTATTTTAGTAAATTAAATCCTAATGCATCTGATGATGAAGTAGAACAGTTTGTAGAAACAAATGTATCTGAATATGCAACAGGTGGACGTGTTGGTTTTAAAGACGGTAAAAATATGATGATGGCATCAGCACCTGATCCGGCAGATTCATTAAATGATTTATCTCAAATGTTATTTGGCAAAAATTTAGATGAACTTACTGATGATGAATATGAAGCTTTACAAGAAAAAGCTAGAGATAGTTTAGCTGTAGGTGGAATGCCAACAGGTATTATGAGAACTAATCAAGCAGGAACTATTGAAAGAGACTACAGAGAAACTGGTGGCTTTGTGCCAGTGGGTATAAAAGAAAAAGCAGATGATGTACCTGCAATGTTAAGTAAAAATGAATTTGTAATGACAGCTGATGCTGTTAGAGGAATGGGTAATGGTAGCATTGAAAAAGGTGCACAAAGATTATATGATCAAATGAAAAGGTTAGAGAATAAGGTAGCATAATGGCAGAAATAACACAAACACGAGTATTACCACCGGAGTTTATAGAAGCAGCTGGTAAAGTAGCTTTAGGTGATTTAGCAACAGCAACAGGTCAATTTAAAACTGCTGATCTTTCAAAAGTATTTGGACCGCAGTTTGTAGCTGGTCAAGATCCTTTACAAGCACAAGCTCAAAGAATAGCTACTCAAGGTATTGGTGCATATCAACCTTTTTTAAATCGAGCACAAGCGGCACAAACAACAGCTGGTGGTTTAACAGGACCTACAGCATTTAGACAATTCATGTCTCCATATCAACAAGATGTTATTGATACGACGTTAAGAGAATTTGATGTACAGGCTGCAAAAGGTTTACCATCGTTAGCAGCATCTGCTATTAGATCTGGTGCATTTGGTGGTGGTAGAGAAGGTGTTCAAAGAGCTGAGTATCAACAAGCAAGCGACAGGAACCGAGCAGCATTACAAGCACAATTATTACAACAAGGTTTTGGTCAAGCACAAAACTTAGCTCAACAAGCTTTTGCTAATCAACAAGCTTTAGCTTCAGCTCAATTAGGTTTAGGTCAACAGCAACAAGCTTTCTTAGGTCAAGATGTTGGAGCGTTAACAACTCTTGGTGCACAGAACCAAGCATTGGAGCAAGCGCGATTACAAGCACAACAACAGTTGGCTCAACAACAATTACAACAACCATTAACTGCGGCTCAGACTTATGGTCAAGGAGTTACAAGTTTAATCGCTGGATATCCAGGTCAAACAACTCAGATAGCTCAACCAAGTCCAAATCCGTTAGCAACAGCAATAGGAGCAGGTGGAACGTTAGCTGGTATTTACAGAGCGTTTAACAGACCAGGAACTTAATATGAGAACTTTTAAAAGACCTATGTTTAGAAAAGGTGGTAATGTCGGTAATGGCATCATGTCCGGTATTACAGATAGAGTGCAAGCGCAAGAAGGTTATCCTAATCCTGTGTTAGATACTTTACAATCTGAAACTATAGAGACAGCTCGATCTCCAGGTATTAATGTAGATATTGGACAACCTAAAACTACAGCTGAATACATAGAAGAATTAAAAGCGGGTGCAGGTGAATACGGTGGTATGGATCCTTTAACAAGTTTCTTATTAACAGCTGGTCCATCTGTTGCAGGCGCTACAGGTTTTGCTGATGCAATTCAAAGATTACAACCAGGAACACAACAACTGCTTAAAGACGCAGAGGCTAAAGCTAAATACGATAGAGATATAAGAATGGCTGGAACTAAATTAGGTTTGGCTGATCAACAAAAATTTGACGACAGAAGATTTCAATTAGCTATCAAGGCTGATGATAGATCTTATCAAGATTTCTTAAGACAAGACGAAAGAGATTATCTTGCTAAAGTAAAAGCTGATGACAGGCTTTATAACAAAGATTTAATTAAAGATGAAAGAGACTATAATTTAAAATTATTAGAAGACGCAAGAGCTTACGATAAGTTACAAATAGAAGACAAGAGAGCTTATGACGCTAAGATACTAGAAGAAGCTAGAGCATATCAAAACATGAAGGATGAAGAGAAAAGAGAATACGAGAGAAAATTAATTGAAGAAGGTAGACAGTTTGAACTAGATCAAATTATTAGAAAAGAAGAATTCCAATTAAAACTATTAGATAAACAACTAGAAACAGAACAACAGTTTACTGTTAAAGATTTTGCAGATACTTACGGTGGCAGCAGGAACCAAGCATCTAACAGAGTTAAATTTGAAAATCAAAACATAGAATCTAAAATTATAGATAAGTTTGGAGATAAAAACTTTGGTGGCTTAATAGGTGGTGAGTTTCATGGTAGCACATCTAAGAAATTAGAAAAAGCTAAAGACAAAGATGTTGGTAAAGTTTACTTTGATGTTATGGATGGCAAAGTTAAAAGATTAAGAAAAACAAAAGAAGGATACAAGTTTGAAATAATTGAAGATGTTTCTACTTTTACAGAACCTGAAGTATCTACAGAAACAACTGAAACCGGAACAACAACACAACCTGAGTCTGGTTTATTTACTAGAAAAACAAAAGAGAGAAGACCACCAGGTACAGCTGGTGAATTAGATCCTTTTATAAATTAGGAGGATAAATGGCCGAAGAATTTCTTCCTCTTAACACAGCCGAACGAGACAACGATACGGCATGGTACACAGCAGCCGCGTCCGGTATTGCATCAGGTTTATTAAAAATACCTGAAGGTGTATTTTCATTAGGAGCAGAACTAATCGACTTAGGTGCAGACACTAACCTAGCTGCAGACGTAGAACAATTTTTCGATAAACTAAATCCATTTGAAGAGATAGCAGAAGAAAGAGCTATTGGTAAACTTACAGAAGCTATCGTGCAGGTTGGTATACCAGGTGCTATAGGTTTTAAAGTTGCTAACAGAGCAGCTAGAAATCTTACAGCTAAAGCATTAAGAGCAAGACGTGCAGGTGCATATGCTAATTTAAGAGGACCTGAGTTAATGAAAGCTTTAAACAAAGCAAAAGATTTAAACAGAAAATCTAAATATCCAAGATTTGCAGCCGGTGTATTAGGAGGAGCTGCAGGGGAAGCATTTGTTGCTGACGTAGAAGAAATAGGAACGTTTGGAGATTTATTTAAAGGTGGTCCAACACAGCTCGATAGAGAAGAAAGCACAGGTAGAGAAGACGCTACAAGAAAATTATTGAACAGACTTAAGTTTGGATCTGAGTCTTTATTAGTTACACCTTTTGTATATGGTGCAGGTAAGTCAGCCAAGCTGTTAGCTAACAGAGGTAAAGATCTTGCATATAGTAATTCTAAGTTTGCAAGATTTTTAGATAAATATGTAAGAGCTCCGTTTAGTCCAAGAGGTAATTTAACACAAGAACTATTTGATGCAGAGACTACCAAAGAAGCATTAAAAGCTGTTGACCTCAACAGAGCAAAAGAGATTGTAGACAACATCACAAGAGAAGTAGATAACATATTTCCTGAAACACAGATTATGTTTGATAAATCTATTAGACCTGAAAAAGATAAATTTTTAAAACAACTAAATGAATTATTATTTGAAGGAGATATTAGAGGAAGAATAGATCCTAAAAAAGTAGATGAACTGTTTGACGCTATGGGTAAAAGCAACGTTAAAGAAGAATCACAAAGAATAATAATTAATGGTTTAGAAAACGCTAGAGAAGAGTTTAATAAACTTGTAACTATACTAGATGATTCTGTTACAGGTGATACTTTGAAAAAAGCTCAAACAGAATTAAAAGGTTTAATGAAAGATAGAGTTGTTGGTTGGATTGGTGGAACATACAGAATATTTGAAGATCAAGGTAAAGGTTTATTTAAATTCTTTAGACGATACGAACCAACAGACGAAGCATATGAAAATGGTATAAACTTTTTTCAAAAACAAATTGCACAAGAAAAAGGTGATGCTGCTTTTAAAGTTGGATCTAATACTTACAGACAAGAAGCAAAAGCACAAGTAGATAGTTTGATTGCTACAGTTTCTAAAAGAAAACAACCTAAAGCTTTAGGTTTTAATGATTATGTAAATAAAACTATGGAAGGTAGACCTGGAGCTGATTTTGTAAAAGAAGCTATCGAAGGAACTAACTTGCCACCAAAAGTTATTAGAGAATTATTTGGTGAGATACAAGATCCAAGATATTCTATCTTTAATGCCATCACTAATTTATCTTCAGTTGCAAGAACTGCAAATTATTTAACTAGCGTTGCAGCAAAGAATGATCAAGTACAAGCAGCTGGTGGTAGAGGATTTTTTTGGGGCAGTCAAGAAGCAGGGGAAAGAGCGTTAGACTCTGTAAGAACTGGAATAGAATTAGTGCCTGTAGATGATATTGTAAAAGAGTTACCAGGTGCAGGTAAAATTATTAATCCTTTGGCTGGTAAATATACAACAAAAGAAATAGCAGAAGCTATTAAGAGTGCTAATAATATAGCAGGTGGTCTTCAAGGTTTTGTTAGAGGCGAAGGTAAAGAAGGAGCAGAAGCTGCTGTTAGTTGGATGTATAGAAACTTATTATTGTTTCCAAAAGGAGTTTCACAGTTAGCTAAAACAGTATTTTCAATACCCACACATATACGTAACTTTATTAGTGCATTTGGTTTTGCTGGTGCAAATGGTAATTTATTTGAACCTAAGTTTTACACTGATGCGTTTAGAGAAGGTATAGAAAAATCTGGACTGTTAAAAGTAGGAGCACCTGATGCAGCACAACAAGCAGCATACAGACGGCTTCAGGAATTAGGAGTTGTAAACTCACAGGTACAGATAGGAGATCTAAAAGCCCTATTAAGAGATATTAGATTTGGTGAACAAGCTGCTAACGTAGATAGTATTTTAAATCCTATGATGGGTAAATTAAAAAGATTAGGTAACTTCTTTCAGGGTAAATACGTTGCAGAGGACGACACATTTAAGATTGCAAACTTTGTAGTTGAGCAAGAAAAATTAAGAAGAGCTTATACAAAAGCAGGTATTGATTTTACTGCAGAGCAGTTGGAAGAACAAGCTGCTAACATAGTTAAGAACACTGTACCTAATTATGCATTTGTTGGTTCTGCTGTAAGAACAGCAAGACTGTTGCCAATTGGTAATTTTATGTCGTTTCCATCTGAGATGATTAGAACTACAACTAACATTGCAGAACTTGGTATCAATCAAATGAAACACTCTAAGCCAACAGTAGGTAGTAATTTATTACCAGTAGTTTTAGAAGTTGGTGAGGACGGTGTATCAAGATTGGTTAAGAACGATAACATATTTTATGGTGATGGTTTTAAAAGATTATTAGGTTTAGCTACATTTACAACAGGAGTACCTGTTGCACTTACTGAAGGAGCTAAAGCTCTGTACGATGTATCACAAGATGAATTAGATGCATTAAGAAGATTCGTACCTGAGTGGTCAAAAAACTCTACATTAATTCCTATAAGAGATGATGAAGGTGAATTAAGATATATAGATTTTAGTCATAGCAATGCCTATGATATTATTGCTAGACCACTTAAAACTTTATTAAATAATATTCAAGATGGTCAAATGAATGACAAACAATTATTAGCTGCTTTTGTAAGTGGTGTAAACGAATCAGGTGCAGAGATAATGAATCCGTTTATATCAGAATCTATTTGGACAGAAGCTGTCACTGATCTAACTGTAAGAGGTGGTGTAACTGCTGATGGTAGAAGATTATACACAGATCAAACGTCGGCAGGTGATAAAGCTGCAATTAGATTTTTGCATTTAGGAAATGCACTTGCACCATCGTATAAACAATTCGTAAGACTAGCACAAGCCACAACTGGAACACCAACAAAGACCGGTCAAGAATTAGATGTTGGTCCAGAGATAGCAGGTTTTATGGGACTACGTCCTATTAAAGTAGATCCTGCAAGATCTATGGGTTTTAAAATAGCTGACTATCAAAGAGGTATTAGAAATGCTAGAAGAGAATTTACTGGAGGTTACTTTGGTCTATTAAAAGGAGGACCTGTAGAAGTAAATGATATTATCAAAAGATATGTACAATCAAACGCTGCACGTTTTAATGTTCAACAAAATATGTTTAATGATTTAAATGCAGCTGAGACACTAGGCATAGAAGATGGAGCATTAAGAAGACAATTTAAAGATAGACAAATTAGTGAGAAAGATTTTCGTAATTTAAGAAGTGGTAAATTTGAACCCTATTTTCCATCCGATGAAATTGCTAATAGATTTAGAGAGATTGCAAACAATTTAGGAGAAGATAATCCATTTATTGAAGCAGCTCCTGTCCTAAGACAAATTAATAACGAACTAAGACAATTAGAATTAGGAGAACCATTTAGTATAGATATTAATGAGTACATTATAGAACCACCAAAAACACCACCTTTACCTTCAAACGTAACGTCAGCGATGCCTAATACACAGACGATTACACAAGGACAACAAATTGTAAATGAAACTTTGCTTGCAGGTGGTGCACAAACCGGAGGATTGACGCCAGTAGAAAATGCATTATTATCTGATGAAGAAAAACAAATAATATTACGAAACAGAGGATTTATAACTTAATGCCTAACGGAGACAAATTAAAACCCAAAACTACAAGAGAGCACTTGCTTTCTATTTATGGATATATTACTGGATTAAAAAACGATGTTAAACATATGCATGATGGTATACACGATTTGGGCGGTAAGATAGACAAGATCTATTGGGTGTTATTGGGTACTGTTGGGGCAGTATCACTTCTGCTATTAGAAAAGGTTTTAGATAAAGGTTTTCTTTTTTAGATCCAAGATTTTAATTCTTCACCCATAACATCATTAGCAATATTCATTTTAGTACGTAAAGCTTTTTGAATTTTTATATCTATAGTATCTTCAGCCACCAAATCAATATAAGTCATAGGTTTAGTTTGGCCAATACGATCGATACGTGCCTCTGATTGTAAACGTTTTTCTAAATCATAACCATTAGAATAATAAATCATTGTACTAGCCGCAGTTAATGTAATTCCAAAACCACCTGTGCCTGTTGTACCCACAAAGAATCTACAATCAGGATTTTCTTGAAACTTTTTAATATTTTTTTGTCTATCTTCTGTAGCTGTTGCACCATAATAATCTACAACAGAATTTTCTCCAAAATGTTTTTTTATTTCTTCTATAATTCTTCTGCAGTCTTCAACATAGTAAGACCAAATAACTACTTTACCGGATACCTCCCAAAGTATATCCATCAACTCTGTTAATCTATTACAAGGTAGTTGTTGAGGTTTACCATCATCTGTTGCATGATAACCACAAGATATTTGATGCAGTCTTAATAACTGAACCATAACAGTGGATGTAGAACAAACTTTACCTTCAAGTTCTGAGATTGCATACCTTCTCATCTCATCGTAAAGTTTTCTTTGTACACCGGTAAGATCTATCTTACGTGTTAAGAAAGTTTTTTTAGGTAAATCTAAACAGTCGTCTTTTAAGACACGCTCACTAAATAATTTTATCTTTGCTTCTAGTTCAGGTATGTTTCTTTTGTTTGGACCAACCGGTACGCTAACAGATCTAGATCCTAAATTCATAGTTTTCATATGGCAGTAGTGAGCTCTATATGCCCAATAAGAATCAAAACCCAAGAGCCAGGAATCAAGAAACTCAGCCTGACTCCATAAATCTAGTGGTGAATTTGTAATAGGTGATCCAGTTAAAATTCTTCTGTATTTAGCAAGAGGTTTTAACTTCATAATATTTTTAGTTCTGTTAGCAGTTGGAGTCTTAATTGTAGTAGACTCATCGATTGCCATCATAGCTTTGTGCGAAGATAAAAAACGTCTAGCAAACTCTGTAGCTTTTGGATAAGACAAGGCTTCAACATTCATACATAAAATATGAAAATCAGTTCCTGTACTAAATAAAGTATTTAACTCTTTTATTTTTTGTGGTTTAGAGGAGTTAGATGTTTCCCAAAGAACAACTTTCTTTTCAATATGATCTACCATGTGTGTAGGTATTTCACCATCATACCAGTTTTTATAAACACCTTTTGGTGCTACTAATAACAGGCCATTTATCTCGCCTTTATCATAAAGCATAGATGCATTATCAATTAATACTTTAGATTTACCGGTACCCATCTCCATAAAATAGGCAAAGTAAGTTTTGTCCCAAGAACGCTCTAATGCTTTTAACTGATGCTCATATGGTTTAGTTTTAAATTTATAATTCATAATTTTTATGTGGCTCTCGGTAGGTCTCACCCGAGATTATTCCTAACGCGGTACTGTTGCGCATAACGTCCAAGACCAATGGGCCACGAATTTTATATTTATAATACATGTTTACTTTTACTTTCTAATTGTTATATATTACCTGAAAGATAAAAAGTCAATGAGCAAAGTTTATTTAATTCAAGACATACCAGGAACCAGCAAAGGTGAACCTAAATACAATATTGTTGGTGCACAAAAATATGGTGAGATTGTGTCATTGCTTCCAGAGTTTTCACAAATGATTCATTCACCAGGGCCTTTAGTTATGAAACTTAGAACTCTTCTAAAGAACTATACTGAAGATGATTATCTTTTATTATCAGGTGACCCTGCAATTATTGGTGTAGTCTGTTCTTTAGTTTCAGATACAACTAATGGTAAATACAAATTGTTAAAGTGGGATCGTCAAGAAAAAACTTATTATCCTATAGAGGTAAATATTTTTCAAAAATAGTTGACACCAAAAAATTTATCCTTATATTTTGAATTGCAAAAAAGAATTATTATTAATGATTAAACTAACAAACATATATAAGGAAAGATATGACTATAAACTTACGCGAAGATGCACCGAACCAGGTGTCAAACGTCAATCCAGACGAACTCTCAAAAGAAATTAATACACTTCAAGAAATCAAACAAGAAGTAATTAATCAAGAGTTAAAATTAAAAGAACTAAAAGAAAGAGAAAAATATTATTCTAATATTATTATTCCTGATCTAATGGATCAGTTAAATCTCAAAACATTAAAACTAAAAGATGGATCAGAAATATCTGTCAAAAATGTTTTTGGTGCTTCTATCATTGCAGCTAAAAAAGAAGAGGCACATGAATGGCTTCGAAAGAACGGACTAGGTGCGATTGTGAAAAATGAGATCACAGTCAAGTTTGGTCTAAACGAAGATAACAAGGCGGAGCAATACGCTTCACTTGCAAGAGGACAAGGTTATGAACCCGATCGGAAAATTGCAGTTCATGCCGGAACCCTTAGAACAACTTTGCGGGACTATCACGAAAAAGGTGGCAGCATACCTGCAGAGTTGTTCACAACGTTTGAAGGCAATCAAACGGAAATAAAAAACAAAAACTAAACTACTAAACCAACAAACATTAAGGAGTAAAATATGGATAAAGAAGTAGTACAAAAGAATAGTGCAGGATCACTTGCAACTATCAATCTTAGAGGTGACTCTGGTAAGGGCACAGAAGAAATAAAATCGGATGATGTATCAACTCCGATCTTAAAAATTCTTCATCAACTTTCACCTGAATGCAATGAGAGAGATCCAAAATATGTTGAAGGTGCTAAACCCGGCATGATATATGCATCAGGCTTCACGCAACTTATTGATGGTAACGAGGGATTAAATGTGATCGTTGCTCATTCTCAAACTAGATATCCGGAATGGCAGGAGAGAGGCGATAGTGTTTCAGCTCCAGTCGGAACTCATTTAGAGATTCCAGCGGATGGTGTAGAAGAGAAGAATGGTAGATATAGATTACCTAACGGTAACTATGTAGAGAAAACTGCATATTTCTACGTGTTAGCATTGGTAGAGGGTGAGCCTAGACCTGCAGTAATTGCTATGCGTTCTTCAAACCTTACACCAGCAAGAGAGCTTAACAATCTGATCAAGAATCTTAGATTTTCTGATGCAGAAGGTTCTTTCAACCCAGCCGCATTCTCAGCAGTTTATAATTTAAAAACTGTTGGTAAGACAGCGGGGAGTAAAAGCTGGCATGTCTACAAACCATCAAGAGTAAGAAACCTTGATGTCAGTAATAAAGAAGATGCTGAACTTTATGAAATTGCACAACAACTTCAAAAGACAGTATCAAAAGGTGCAGCGAAACCAAAATACGATGCGCCTACAACAACTGGAGACATTGTATAACCGAGTACTTAGATGAGTACACTGGCCACGGAGGGCGCCGATGGGAGACTGGAGGCGCCTTTCATAAATTATGAAAGATTTTGAAAAATATTTTAGCGGATTAAAAAGAGACTTTGGTTTCTGTAATGTTAAGAATGGATACCATGATCCCAAAACTAATAAACTTAAATTTGATCCAGGTGATTATGGCTGGTCAAAAAGAAATATATCTGAGAAAGATTATGAAGATCATCTAAGTGGACGAAAGTCAATTGGTATACAAGCGTGTGATGATGAAAGCATGGCTAGCTTTGGTGCAATTGATATTGACCCTGATGACTATGAAAAATTTGATTTACAAAAGTATTTAAAAGTTATTGATACAAAACAATTACCTGTCATACCTATTGAATCTAAGAGTGGTGGACTTCACATTTATGTGTTTACAAAAGAGAAAGTACCTGCATCTTTAATTAGAGAATTCTTATCTAACTTATTATTTTTATTTGGTCTACCATCTAAAACTGAAATATTTCCTAAACAAACTTCATTAGGTAAAAACCAAAATGGAGAAAGAACGTCTGGTAGTTTTATTAATCTTCCATACTTTAATGGTAATGAAAGAAGAGCATATAAACCTGATGGTAGTAAAATGGATTTAGATTATTTTTTAAAAGTAATCGAGGCTAACTTACAAACAAAAGAAAGTTTACAAGAAGTTAGTAATAAAAAAATAAAAGAAGTATTAACTGGTGGACCAGAAGAGTTTGCTGATGGACCTCCATGTTTACAGATGATCTGCAAAGAGATACAGGAATCAGGGATTAAACTAAAAGACGAAAGAGATAGATTTTTATATAACTACATGGTGTTTGCTAAAAAGAAGTTTAGTGAGAACTGGGAAAAGAAAGTATTAGAAGCTGCTAGAAATTATATTTTATACGATGAGATATGGGGTGATGGCAAAGTAGAAGAAAAGATTAAATATTGGAGAAATGATACAGCAGGTTTTAAATGTAATGATTTACCTATTTCATCTTATTGTGCGAGGGGCACTTGTCTTAAGAGAAAGTTTGGTATTGGTGGCCACTTTGATTCGCAATGGCCATCAGTATCAGGTTTAATTAGAATTATGTACAAACCTGATCACGAATATTTTTTTAACGTAGAAGATGCTGCAGATAAAATAGTGCAAGTGCATGCAAAGAGTATAAAACAATTTAATGAGATGAAACAGATGCGTAGTTTGATTGCAGATCACACTACTACTTATCCACCAAGTATAAAAGAAAAAGAATATCAAAATATATTAAATGGACTGTGGGCAACCATGGAAACTATTCAGCCACCTGCAGGTACAAACCCAGTAGACATGTTAAAAAAAGAATTATTTACATATGTCAATGGACCAAAAGCCAGCTCGTATGCAGCATTTAAAAGTGGATCTGTATTACATGAAGATCAACATTTTTATTTTGTGTACGATAAATTTTACGATGAATTAAAACGTGGAGACTGGAATCAAGAGCGAGCAAGAACAGCTACTATGATTAAACAATATTTCAAAGGTGAATTTGATTGTCAAAAAAGATTTCCAAAAGGTGATAACGAAGAATCATTTCCACCACTACGAGTTTTAAAACTTCCAAAAGAAGGTTTAGAAAAAGAAGAGATACCAGAAGAAATAATAGAAATAGAAGATAAGGAGAATATAGTATGACGAAACCACCTAAAATTTATATATCTATGCCAACGTATGATTTAATGCACGTATCAACCTGTTTGTCGTTGGTAAAATTATTTAATAAATTTACAATTGCTAAGATGCCAGCAGAAATAGGAACATTTAAATGTCCTTACGTTGGTTATGGAAGAAACGTATTGACTGCAATGTTTTTAGAATCAGGTTTTGATTATCAATTGTTTGTAGATGCAGATATGGAGTTTGAACCTGACGTTGTTGGACGTATGATTATTGCACAAAAAGACGCTATCTGTGTGCCATACAGAAAAAAAACACAAGACCAAGTATTAAAATTTTCTATAGAGTTTAATGATCCAACTAACATTGAAGTAGATGAAAAAGGTATTGTAGAATTAAAAGCTGGACCTGCCGGTTTGACATTAATTCACAGAAGAGTCTATGAAAAATTAATGAAAGATAATCCACACCTTAAAATAAAACAAAAAGAAATAATATCTGAAAAAGCAAATTCATATTTTTATAATTTTTGGGACACTAGTTTTGGTAAAGACGGAACATGGTGGGGTGAAGATGTTAATTTTTGTAACTTAATTAGAAAATCAGGTTTTAAATTTTACGGAGTAGTTGATGGACAAACAACACATCATGGATCATATGGCTGGACTGGATCACTCAAAGATGGGTTTAAGAAAGCCAATGGAAAAGATCAATAAGATTTACGGACCACCTGGTACCGGTAAAACATTTAGATTAATCAGACGTGTAAAAGCGTATGAACGTATTGGTGTGCCTTTACACAAGATAGGTTACTTTGCATTTACTAGAAAAGCTGCAGAAGAAGCACGTAAAAGAATTGACGTATCTGAAAAAGAAGTTCCATACTTCCAAACAATACACGCGTTTTGTTATCACTTACTTGGATTAAATGAAGAAGATATAATGCAACCATATCACTACGAAGACCTTGGTAAAAAATTAAATATAAGAGTTTCGTTTAATGATAAATACAACGAAGAGGAAACACATTATTTAACTTGTAATAATCCATACTTTCAAATGATACAGAAATCAATAAACAAAGACATAACTATCAGAGAAGAATATGATTTAAACGAACACGATAAAAAACAAGTTGATGACTTTGATATACTAAATCATATTTATCAAAACCTTCAAGTATACAAACAAAAAAATAATCTTTTTGATTTTAATGACATTGTAAAAGCAGTATTAAACTCTGATAAGATACCTGTATTCAAAGCTATATTTATTGATGAGGCACAAGACTTATCACCATTGCAATGGCAACTGTATGATAAATTAAAATATCATTGTGAACAAATGTATCTAGCAGGTGATGACGACCAGGCTATCTATGCGTGGGCTGGAGCTGATGTAACTCGATTTGTAAAAGAACCTGCAAGAGAGATTGTATTAAGACGATCAAGACGTATATCAAAAGCTGTTCAAGAAGAATCAACAAAACCTATTAATAATATTATTGGAATTAGAAAACTAAAAAAATATTATCCAAGAGACTATGAAGGTGAGTCACACTATATATCTGATCTTAACCAGGTTGATTTAACACAAGGTAAGTGGCTAATACTTACACGAACTAAAAGCAATCTGTTAGATATTATGAAAGATTTAAAACGTAAAAATTTTTATTATCAAAGTAACAAAGGTAAAAGTTTTAAAGTTGGTATGTATGAAGCTGTAGTGGCTTACACTAAATGGACAATGGATGAAGTGTTAGATGAAAAAGAAATAAGTGCAGTAAAAGAATTTATACCTACAGGTAACTGGGATGCTAAAGTTCCATGGTATGATAAGTTCGTAGCAGATCAAAAAGAAATTTTATATTTAAGAAATTTAATTGCATCGAAAGAAAACTTAAAAGAAAAAGCAAGAATATGGTTATCAACTATTCATGCAATAAAAGGTGGTGAGGAAGATAATGTAATTTTATCTTTGCACCAAGGTCGTACTGTACAGCAAGGAATCAAATCAAGTGTTGACAAACAAGATGAAGAGCATAGAGTGTGGTATGTTGGAGTTACGAGAGCAAGAAATAATCTATATAAACTGAGAGCAAAAAAGAAATTAAGGGAGTATCAATTATGACAGATAAAAATATATTGGACGAGGCGTTTCCACAATATACTCAGGTCGGCGGGAATCACTACACTAAGTTTCCCATTCAACCTTACGAGTTTATTTCTAAAAACGATCTATCGTTCTTTCAAGGCAACGTTATAAAATACGTTTGTCGTTATCAAAGAAAAGGAGGGGCAGAGGACATTAAAAAAATAGTGCACTACTGTCAATTAGAACTACTTAAAATGAAGGATATGGAGAAAAAAAGATGACAATTGGTTTTGGATTAGGTATGTTTGGTTATAGTATGGTTTGTTTAATTATTGGCCTTACTATAGTTTACATTGTCTTAAAAAATTTAAAATGATTCTACCACAGACAGAATGGGTTCAACCTACAGAGTATCCGGATCTTAGATCTTATGATGAGATTGCAATTGATTTGGAAACAAGAGATCCAGATTTAAAATCAAAGGGATCTGGTGCAGTTGTAGGTAATGGAGAAATTGTAGGTATAGCTGTAGCTACGTACAATGACAAATGGTATTTTCCTATAGCTCATCAAGAAGGACCTAACATGGATAGAGTTAGAACTCTTGAATGGTTCAAAGATATTCTTGATTGTCCTGCTACAAAAATATTTCATAACGCTATGTATGACGTATCTTGGATACGTAATTTAGGGTTTAATATCAATGGTTTACTAGTGGACACAATGATCGCCTGCTCACTATTAGATGAAAATAGATTTTCATATACACTCAATACTTTGTCTTGGCATTTTTTAAACGAAGGTAAAAATGAGAGAGCACTTAACGAAGCTGCAAAGTCTAGAGGGTTAGATCCTAAAGCAGACATGTGGAGATTACCTGCGCACGAAGTTGGAGCGTATGCTGAAAAAGATGCAGAGCTAACTTTTAAACTTTGGCAGCATGTAAAAAAATTAATTATTGAAAATGATCTTGAAGAAATTTTTAATCTTGAGACTGATCTTTTCCCTTGCCTAGTTGATATGCGTTTCCTAGGGGTGCGGGTAGACGTGACAAGAGCGAATCAATTAAAGAAAGAATTAACAACAAAAGAAGAACGATTAATCCACCAAGTAAAAATAGAGACAGGAGTAGAAACTCAAATATGGGCCGCACGTAGCATTCAAAAAGTTTTTGAACATTTGAAACTACCTTTTGAAACAACTGAGAAAACTGGTGCGCCTTCATTTACTAAAAATTTCCTTTCGAATCATGAACATCCTGTAATTCAAAAGATAGCAGAAGCTAGAAAAATAAACAAGGTTAATACAACTTTTATAGATACAATTTTAAAACACGAACACAAAGGTAGAATTCACGCAGAAATAAATCAAATTAGATCTGATGATGGAGGTACAATTACTGGACGTTTCTCATACTCTAATCCAAACTTACAACAAATACCTGCGCGTGATCCTGTTTTAGGTCCTATGATTAGAAGTTTATTTATACCTGAAGAAGGTTGCAAGTGGGGTTGTTTTGACTACTCGCAACAGGAACCAAGACTTGTTGCACACTATGCACTACGTTATGGTTTGCCTTCTGTAAATACAATTGCAGATTCTTATGACACAGATTCGTCAACAGACTTTCACAAAATAGTTGCAGAGATGGCAGAGATACCTAGATCACAAGCTAAAGTAATTAATCTTGGTTTGTTTTATGGTATGGGTAAAGCTAAACTACAAGCAGAGTTAGGTGTATCTAAATTTAAAGCAGAGGAATTATTTGATAAGTATCACTCAAGAGTTCCGTTCGTAAAACAATTAATGAATGAAGTTATGAAAGCTGCGGCTAACAAAGGACAGATTAAAACTTTGTTGGGTAGACGATGTCGATTTCCTAAATACGAACCGATACTACGTGGCAGTGACTGGGGTAAATACATACCACCTGAAGACGAAGAACGTATGCAGGATCTACAAAAGATGGGACCATATTTAAAAGACGATGAAGGAGAAATTTTAAAAGACAAAGATGGTAATCCTCAAAAAAATTATTGGCATAACAATCCAACTCGTAGGGCTTTTACATACAAAGCTTTAAATAAATTAATACAAGGTTCAGCCGCTGACATGACAAAGAAAGCAATGTTAGAATTATATAAAGAAGGTATTACACCACATATACAAGTACATGATGAATTAGATATATCAGTCATCAATGATTTAGAAGCTGCTAAAATTAAAGATGTGATGGAAAATGCAGTTGACTTAAAGATACCAAATAAAGTAGACTATGAATCTGGTCCTAACTGGGGCGAAATTAAATAATATGTATGAAAGAACTTAAATCGGGTAGTGATACTGTATTTGTTCAAGAAAATTTTTTATCAGAAAAAGAATGCGACGAATACTTTAAAAAAATACGTGACATAGGTTATGTGGAAAATGTATTACCGTGGCATGTTAGAAGTATTGATATAACTAAAGATCCTATTGTAGAAAAAATTACTAAATTTATTAATAAACAATTTAATTTTAATTTGGTTGTTCATCAAGCAGAGATACAAAATCATCATGTTAATTCTTTTTCTGGATTACATATTCATGATCATAATGGACGAGAAAATATAGTTTATAACAGTTTAATTTATTTGAATGAAAATTTTGATGATGGACAATTCTTTACTAAATATGGTATAAGTATAAAACCAAAAAAAGGTATGTTGACATTTTTTAATGGTCAAACGATTTATCATGGTGTAAAAAGAGTTTTAAAAAATGATAGAAAAACATTAATATTTTGGTGGAGATAATGATAAACTATGGCTTATTTAAATGCAAACATACCACCTATCTACTGTAAGATAAGAAGAGAATATTTATATGACCTTGAAGAACATAAAGGAGAGTCTGGTGACTGTGTTATCTTTGGTGTTACTTCCATTTCAGGTCGTGCATTATTATTTAACATTATGTTACCCAACGGTGCGTGCTTTTGGCGCCTGCCTATATCAGCATTTTTTCAAAAAGAGTTTGAACGAAAGGACGTGCCAGATATGTCTGTCGACGAACTTGAGTTGTGGAACAGTTTTAGTTATCATCCTGCTGTTACTTGCTTTGATTGGTTGGATGGTATAAATGGAAAATATTTAGGAAGAGACAAAAAATTTTACCACGGCAAATATCTTTTTACTATTGACTGGGCCCATCCAGATGTTAACATATTGGACACGGAACATTCTGAGATTCCTCAAGAGCACAAGTGTGCACACATAATGGCCCTAAAGAATGGCAATTATGCAGCTCAGCCAAACAATAGAATAATTTGGCATGTTAACAGCTACACCACAGATAATGATTGGCCTGACTATAAGGTACAAAATACTTACTGGGACGCTGAAGATGGAGACTGGGTTACTGAAGATTCAGATAGAATGTTCTATAACATTGAGGATAAAAAAAATGATTAAAAAAATTTGGAAAAAAATTAAAAGCTGGATAGGATTAGTATAATTTTATGGAGGTAGCCAGAATGAATTATTATTTTACAGGTTTGTTAATTGTAATGCTAGTCATTCTGGCTTTCTGTGGAGGTCCAAACGCACAATAAAATTATATGAAAATTAGTGAAAACACCTCAGTAGCAATGCCAGTTAAAAATATGATTGGTATCATTGTAGCCGTTGCCATGGGTGTTTTTGCGTATACAGAAGTTACAGCACGACTTACTTCTTTAGAGACATCAAGAGAATTATTTCAAGCAGATCTACTTAAAAAAAGTGAACAACTACCAACAGATCAAGAACAATTCATGTTAATCGAAGCTTTGTTCGGAGATGTTGAAAAATTAACTGAAACACAAGAACAAAACATGACTAATAAAGTTAATATAGAATTTACTCAAAAACAATTAGAAAAGGCTTTAGCAGATTTAGAAGAATTAAAAGACAAAGTTAGAGCAAATGGTAGCGGACATGATTGAAGTAGTAGTAGCTTTATTAATGATGGTTAATGGAGAAATAAAAGAGGCACGTATCCAACCTGGATTAAAAGCATGTCTAGAGGGAGCTCGTAAAGCAAGACGTGGTGTATCTGATAATATAAGATACGCATGTGTAAAATCCGAGGCAGAACTAGAAGTAAATATAGATGGATCTTTATCTATTAAAAAGTTAATATTAAAATAATGAAACTTACTCGTAACTTCAGCTTACAAGAACTAACTAAATCAGATACTGCAATACGTAAAGGTATCGACAACGAACCTAATGCAGATCAAATAGATAAATTAAAAACACTTTGTGAAAAAATTTTACAGCCGGTACGTGATCAATTTGGTAGGGTGAAGGTGACGAGCGGCTATCGTTCACCTGAGTTGTGTGTAGCCATAGGATCGAGTTTGACCAGCCAACATTCAAAAGCCGAGGCCGTTGACTTCGAAGTGTTAGGTGTTGATAATGCAGAAGTTGCTGACTGGGTAAAGATGAACTGTGAAACAGATCAATTGATACTCGAATACTATACACCCGGAGAACCTAACTCAGGGTGGATACATGCAAGCTACATACCTTTTCAACCAAGAGGTCAATACATGAGAGCTTACAAAGAAAATGGTAAAACAAAATACAAACCTATTATTGGTAAGGCTGTAGATCTTGTCTAAATCATTTAAAGTATTTCATAAGATAGACACTGTTCATGGTCACTGTGAAGAGTGTGAAGAAGATGCAATTTTAGTTGCAATCGTTTCTGATTTTTATAGATGCACCAACTGTGGTCATGATACCAAACAGCATATTAATGGACGAATACGATATATGTCTTTAAGTGAAAGTGATAAGAAATTTATAAAAGATAATTATATTAAATAAATGCAATTTGATCCGTTTAAAAAACAAAATTCTTTTTACAAATATAATTTAAAAATATCAGAAGAAGAGATCAATCAAATTTCAATATTGGTAAAATCTAAAAATACACCAGAGCAAAAAACAACTTTTCAATCTTTAAATGTTTTAAATTTTCCTATTTTAAAAAATTTAAGAAAACAAGTAATATCTATTTTAAATAGAAAAAAATTAATTTTAACAAATAACTGGGCTCAATTATATAATAGTAATGATTATCACGGTGTACACATACATTCGGGATCAGATTATTCAGGAATAATTTATGTTAAAGGTGAAACTCCAACTATTTTTTATGATAGAAATTTTGGTCATTATTGTGAAAAATTTGAAAATAATAAAATGATTTTGTTTCCGTCTTGGATACCCCATGAAGTAAAACCTATACAATCAAATGAAAACAGATTAATAATATCTTTTAATACGAAAGTAAATTATGGCTAAAAAATTTAAAGATCATGTTGTAAGAGACAAGCCTCGTAAACGAGGACCACGGCAACATAAGAAATCAATGAATAAACATGAAAAAAGACAGAAAAGAACTAGACGTTACAAAGGACAAGGAAAAGCTTAAATCTTTATTTGAAATTAATTCCTTAGATAACTTAATAAAAAATAATTTTTGTTATGAAATGAAAAACTTTTATAAAAATCCAGAAGAAATTTGTAATTTGTTATATGAGAAACCACTTCACATACATAAATGGGGAGAAAAAAATTCTTTGAATACAGTAGATTTTATTGATTGTAGACATGTATTTATATCGGAAGATTTTAAAAAAACTGAAAAAAAAATTTACGATTTTTTAAAAAAAGATTCAACAGAAATTGAAGGAAGAGTTATAACTAATTTTACAAAATTCTTTAATATAAAAGATGAGTTTAAAAATAATTATTGGTGGCCTCATACAGATTCACCGCCTTATTCTTATAACTGTATAATATATTTAAACAAAGATTCATGTGATGGGACTAATATTTATGTTAAATTAAAACATGATGAAAATGATAAAGAAGCTGAACATTCACATCCTTGGCAAAATAAAAATAAATATAGATTATTACAAAATATAAAAGCAGAGTATAATAAATTAGTAATATTTAGAGCAGACATCTATCATGGTTTAGCTTATAATGAACATAGATTTAAAAATAAATTTAGAAAGAACCAAGTTATTTTTGTATGATTAATTTTATTAATAAAAATGATCAATTAAACGAAAACAGAAATAGTTTAAATATAAGTTATACTAGAAATGTAAATATAATATGTGGTAATTACCCTTATCCAGAAGTAATACATAAATTTATTATGGATATAAAACATAATTTAGATCCTAAAATGGAAAATTATACCAACGTAAAAGGAGGTATGACTGATTGGTGTTATTTTTTAGATAAACCTGAATTTATTAATTTCATGACACATTTAATAAACAAGTATCAAATTACACATCCTAATATTTTTAGACATTTTATACAAAGAAAAACTGTTAGAAACGCTTGGGGTAATGAAATAAAACCAGGAGATAGTTTAAATTACCATGATCATAATTGTATACATGGTATATTATATTTAACAAAAGGATGTGATTTAATGTTGCCAGAATTAAATTTGAAAATAACTCCAGAACCTGGTGATTATTATATATTTCCTCCTAGCATATTGCATGGTTTCGATAAATACCAAGGAGAAAACAACAGGTATAGTTTAATATTTAATATAGATAACGAAAATGCTTTCAGTTATGAAAAATTAGAAAAAGATTGGATCGAAAAAAATAAAAAATGACTACAGGAGCAGAAGTCTTTATAAGAAAACTAACGGAAGAGTTGGACGAACTAACGAACGAGTGGAACAGGACTCGGGACCCAGGCATCAGGGATCAATGGTTTAAGTTGGTTCGCTCGGTTCCACGGCTTCCGGAGCCGACTGAGGGGTATAGGATTCGCAAGTAAATCTAGGGTAATATGTGTATTGATTTATTTGATCTATTTTTAATATATCACCATTAAAGAATATCTCATAAGATTCTCCTAGACCATCTTTGATACATTTATCAAACGTATCATGGCTTTTTTGATAGGTGTATATTTCACTTGGAACGAGAAAACATTGATTAGCGGCAATAGTACACACATATATTGTTAATAAAAATTTCATTGACAGCTCTTGTAAAATTATATAATAATCCTATATCATTAGATATTAATGAAAGGATATACTATATGACAGATATAAGCAAATACAAAAGTCTCGCAGTCGATCATGCCTGCTATGATAAGATTGATAAGATGACCAAGGTCCTTGCACCAGGGATCACCCTATCAAGAGCGCAAGTGATTAGAATGTTAGTAGACGAGAAAGCGAAAAAGTTAAATGGCAAAATCACAAAGCGTATTTCCAAGAGCCGTTAATTTTTTTGGTGAAACTAAAGATGCTTATCGTAATCTTTGGCGTAACGTTTTGATTGCAGCTTTAGAAGACGCTATAGGAAAAGGCATGAACGATTGTGGTGTAAGTAAAAAAAATAGAGTTGATAGTGGACGTTCATATTTTTTAAGTCCTAATCGAGATTTTATTTTAGTATGTCAGTACGCAGGTTTTGACCATGAGTATGTAAGAATGAAAGTTAAGAAATATTTAGAGGAGGCAAAAAATGAAAACAAAGATTATCTGCAAAGTATGCAATGGTAATGGATTTGTTCGTGTACCTTACGAACAAGCACGAGAAGAACAGTTTGCTAACTGTGAGTTTTGTGAAAGCCAAGGTGAAGTAGAAGAGGAGGAAACAGATGATACAACCAAGCAATGAAAGTAAAATAAAATTTTTACAAAATGTCTGTAGACGAGCCGGTAAAGAAATTAAAGAACTTAAATGGCAAATGCATTTAATGGATTGTAAATTAAGATCTTGTGAACAATGGAGAAACCAAACAATAGAAAGGATGACAGATGAAAAGAGCAATACTTGATGCATTAGAAGCGCAATACCAAGCGGATATTGCCCACGCTGATGCAACGTTAAAAATATACCTAGAGAGTTCTGTAGGTATTGGAGAGCACCCGCAACATATTGAAGAGTGTAATAAACTTGTAGATAAGATTGCAAGTGCAAAAGAAAAATTAGAAGTGTTAAAGGAGTTTGAACCGGAGAAGTTATGATAAAAGGCGATAGTGAAGAATATGATCTGTTAGAGAAGTGGGCTAAGTTTGATTGTCAAGGTCACTACAGTTGTGAGATAGGCGTACGTCAAGGCCTCGGCTCTAAAATAATAATGGATAATGTAACAAATAATTATATGCATGTGGGTATCGATCCGTATGGTGATTTGTCTTACCAACATTACGATGAGAAGTTTACAAAAAACTGGCCACAACGATGGCGTGGTGAATTTAAAACAGACTACACTGATGAGATGAGAGATACTTTGCTTAAAGATTTTTATGAATATCGTAACAATGGTAAATTTGTACTTGCCAACATGAAAGATACAGAGTTTATGATGCACCCGGAGTGGAGTCAAAAGACTTATGCCTTCGTTCATTTTGATGGCCCGCACATGTCTAAGGATGTATTAACGGAGGCTGTTTGGTTTGCCAACAGAGCAGCGCCACATGCACGATTTGTATTTGATGACACAGATAAATGCGAAATGAGTGTCATTGCCTATGCATTGGAGTTATTTGGATTTACTACTCATGGCATGGGTGAAAAAAAATGTTTACTTGCAAGGAATTTTAAATGATTGCAGAAACTGACAGAGCTTATATTGCAGGTCTATTTGATGGTGAGGGTTCGATACATTTTAAACGTGGACCTGAAAAGAAAAAGAAACACAAAGGTGAAGGCCATCGCATATCAAATAGCTTAAGATTAAGTATGGAGATAACCATGACCGATAAATCTGTATTGGTGTGGGTTCACGAAGTGTTAGGTGTTGGCACTTTATGTGATAAACCTATAAAAGGTAAGCGAGTTGATGGCTCACCTTATTTAAAACAATACCGATGGCGTTGCACATTTCGTGACGCCTTTTATGTGTGTTGTTTGATTTGGCCTTGGGCACATACCAAGATGCCTAAGATACAACAAGTCTTAGATCACTATAATGCACAAATAATGAATGGTAAGGTTGTTGACTTACAAGAATATAAACGAGCAATGAGTTTAGAATAGAAAGGTTACTTATGCTATGGAACGGAAAGCCGAAATTTAATTATATAAGAGTACCAAGAAAAACTACGAAAGAGAAAAGAACATACGACGCTGAAGGTCAGGATTTACCTAGTGTAACAACGATATTGTCTGCCACCAAATCTGAAGAGAGTAAGGCAAAGCTGGCAGCATGGAGGCAGCGAGAAGGCGAAAAGAAGGCAGATCAAATACGTGATAATGCAGCTGCTCGGGGTACAATAATGCATAGAATTCTTGAAGGATACATAAAAGGAGAAGGTCACATGGACCTATCTGATTTAGGTCAGGAGGCAGGCACCATGGCTAAAAACATCATCGATGCTGGGCTATTTAGGCCTTTACAAGAGGTTTATGGGGTTGAGGTACCTTTGTACTACCCTGGACTGTATGCGGGCACTACTGATGTTGTGGGGGTTTATGAAGGCCGAGAATCTATTATAGATTTTAAACAAAGCAATAAATACAAGAAGCGTGAGTGGATTGATGATTATTTTATACAATGTGTGGCTTATGCGATGGCTCACAATGAATTGTATGGCACCAACATACAGTCTGGAGTGATTCTAATTAGCGAAAAAAATGGTAATGTTTATAGATATACTTGCGAAATACCTCATGAATGGCAACAATTTAAGAAAGAATGGTTAAGAAGAGTTGACCTATATTCAAAGCTTCAGGCATCAGGAACCAAGAACCCATAGAGTATTCTGTATGAGATTTATGTTTATAAAATTTTTTTTGAAAAATATAGTGATACAATGCTACAATGGACTTAAAGTATTGATATCACTACATAAACTACTGCTACAATGCTGCTACAATGATGTTACAACGTGCTACAGGGAATTCCCTTCGCGCGCGCGTGAAAAGCTTTTTTACAAAAGCTGTTTCTCATGTATAAAACTCTATGGAAGGAAGTCATGACAGATAGAAGAATAGAATATAGATTTTTACATTGGGGGCCATTCGTATGTAACTACACATTACTTCCAGAAGAAATTGCAAAGCTAAAACAATTAGAAGGCAAAGAAGATTATAGAGATCATTTAGCCGGTCATTTAGAAAATGAAAAAGCTTTAGACAAAGAAAAAGTTTTTAAACTTTTAAGCCCTTATTTAAATAGCTACGCTCAAGGTTATCAAGAATATAGAGCGCAGCCATTGTGTAATGGATTTGAAATGATAACGGCCTGGGTTAATCGTCAAAAGAAAAATGAATTTAATCCTCCACATACACATGATGGCCATTTGTCTTTTGTAATTTACACAGAGGTTCCTCAAGATTTACATAGGGAGTGTTACACTAGCGCTTCTACTAGTCCAGGTCCTGGTTGCATAACTTTTGATTTTAATCTTTCCGGTAGTAACGTAAATAAATTCTTTTTACAAACACACTCACATTTACCATCAGTTGGAGATATGTTTATTTTCCCTGCAGGTTTACCACACTGGGTTTATCCGTTTAAAACAACCGAGGGTGAAAGAGTTTCTATATCAGGAAATATAAATTTAATAGATGGTGATAAAATATTAAAACCAAAAAATGATAGCAAAGAAAAGTAAATACAAATCAGTCGTTATAAAAAAGAAACGATATTATTTTTATAAAATCACCTGGGTCGATCCGACGGGTGATTCGGGGCACGCAACCGCTCATGACTCATTAGGTCTAACACCATCTGTTATGATAACTCATGCGTATATTTTTGATCAAAATAAAAAAAATGTCTGGACGTTTGCAAGTTACGAAGACAATGATGAATTATTCTCCGATAGGAATGTCTTTCCTAAGGGGTGCATCGTCAAGATGGAGAGAGTCCTCCTCTGATTCTTTTTTCGTTTCTTTTTCTTGTACTTGCTCTTTTAATTCTTCAAATATTAATATAATTGTAATAGAATATAGGATTGATATTTTATATATTGCAGCTCCAACAAAGAGGAGAAAATTATGTCTAGCTTAAATAATGCAATCAAAGATGCAGTTAAAGATATGATTGAAAACGAAGAAATCAAAGCAGAGATTGTGGATGGTGAAATCGTTTTATCTGTAGCTGATCAAGATTCAGACGAATCAGACGACGAATAGTCTACTGTGAGTGGAGGTTCTTTTGTTTGAGGTTCTGGTTTTAATACTTTCTCTTTCAATTCTTGGACTTCCACTCCTTCCAAAATCGGAGAGTAATCGTCTATTATCTTTTTCATTCTTGATTCTAACTCTTCTGTTGTTAAGTCTTCTAGTTTTCCTGTACGAATTATTTTTTGCTCTATATACAGACCCGCAGCTTTTCCTCGTGCTACTTCTGCATTCACAGCAGCCGACCACGCTCCCTTCTTAAGAGCTTCTTTTCTAATTTGACCTAACTCTGCAATATGTTTTTCATAAGTGACTTCGTATTTTTTTTGCCATTCTTCTCTTAGTTCACCAATGTATTTAACAACTAGTGGATACAATTTTGGGTTCTGTAACTTACTTGCGTATTGTCTTGCCGAGTCTTTTGCAAAACCAGCGTCGACGGCGCACTCTGTTGCTGTCTTTCTTCCCTCGTTTGTGACAAGTTCGTAGGCAAATTTCATTTGTTGTTCAGTTAATTTTTTTGGTACACCCATACTTGATATTTAGTACAACTTAGTCTATAAATCAACCCATGTTTACTGGAAAGGTATTAAGACAAGCATTAGATAAATTTATGAAAGGTGAGGTGGCAGCCAACGCTAGGGTGCAAGTTATCTTACCAAATGGTGAATTTTATGACATCACAGGTGTAAAGTTGTTAGAAAATAAATTGATTGGTGTAAGAGAAACTCACAGACTTGCTATTACAATTTCACCTGAACAATGGAAGATGGGAAAAGTAATTAAAAAATTATAAAACAATTTGACAATTGATTGAGGTGTAGTAGTGAATCCAGAAAAAAAATTTTGGTATGAAATTAAAGCGTTCAATCTTAAAAATAATTGCGAATTATCATTTACACGCGTGGAAAATACTGCTTCATGGGGGACTCCTGATATACTGGGTTATAATAGGAATCGTCACTTCTTCACTATAGAATTGAAAGTAACAAAAACAAACAAGATACGCCTGTCACCACATCAAATAGCGTTTCATGTGAAACATCCTGACAATACATTTATTCTAGTTAAGGCCCTCGGTCTTAACTCCATAAAACTTTATGAGGGGAAGGTTATCAAGGAGCTTGATGCTTGTGGCTTGCGCCTTAACGCTTGTGCCCTAGGGCTTGAGGCTTGTTGCTTGCGCCTTGCTGCTTGTTGATTGCTGGTTGCTTGCGCCTTCCTGCTTGCTGGTTGCTTGCTGCTTGTGGCCCGAACCAGGACGCACGCTTGTTGCCGCCGTCGCAGCTTCGTCGCTAATGGCCTGGTTCGATTTATCCCTTGGGATTCTGTAAAATTTTGGATGTCTAAAAATGTGAGTCATTAATGCTTCCCGTAACATATATTTTTTATTTCAGGGTTCCAGCATTTTCTGCAGTCTCTGCATTCGTTGTTTTGATCCGGGGCTGGACAGGTTCTGTCTTCAGGCTTCGTTGACACGGTCGACGTGTTAGGCCAGCTTGCAATTGCAGGTTGGTCCACCATCTGCCCTGAAAATCTTATAACCAGGTTAGCTGGACACTCTGGCAGGAAGTGCTTGACCCATGCCTCCCGGGTTGGCATCCAGTGCTTCACCTGCGGTGTTAACTTAGCAACAGCAAAAATTTTTAATAGGTGCTCTTCGTCCTGAACGTCGCCGGAGTCGTGCCACCTGAATTCTTTTGATTTTTTTGAATTGATTAATAAAGCCATTGCGCCAGTCCATAGCGGTGACCGGATGGCCTCGAGTCTTCTGTATTGTGCAGCCTGAACCACGGGGAACACATAACAACCTTTTAATGCATAGCAACCTGAACAGACAGAGCCCGGAATCTTTGCAAGCTTCGAGCCAGTTTTACATTCTGCAGCTGGTAACCCATAGGCCCAGCCAGGCATTTTAGAAGGTTTTGAAAGTCCTCCCACAATTTTTAATGCTTCGTTTGTTTTCATAATATCCTATATAATCCTTTATTTAGTTTTGTCAAGCTTGCTGCTTGCCGCTTGCTGCTTGCTGCTTGTGCCTTCCTCGTTGGTTTTTATTTAACCCCGACACAACCTTAGGTTGTGTCGGATCAGCACCCAGGAAAGACGGCAACAAGTTGCGGTGTGATCCTGGGTCGATCCTTTTGCCTTTATAGTTTTTAAGGTGCGATAAAGGCTAATGAGGCACCGTTCTCTAATTCTTAACTTCCATCTCTTCCGTAAGTACAAGTGGTTTTTTAAAATTGTACTGTTCTAAAAGTTTTAATCTTTTGTCTGTCAGTTCAATTAATTTTTGCAAATCACCAATCATTGCACCTATATCTTTAAATGCCTTGTGGCATTCTTCATCTGTCCAAACTACGTTCATAATTGCACCTTCCAAGTTGTAGTTGCAGTTCTATAACCCTCATTGTCTAGGTCATAATAAGTCATGCAAGGTACACCATCTTTTGACGTAAAGTATCTACACAGCTCAGTCCACTTTGCATTTCTTGTAATATGCTTTTTATGCTTCTTAGCCCAAAAAGTTATTTTAAATGTTTTGTTTAGTTCCATATTCTTTTTTCCTTTCTATTGGGACAATATAGGATAAATAAGGCAACAATAAGGCAGATACAAAAATAATTAATTTTTATTCAACTCCAGGTTGTAAGGGTGCGACAATAATATCCTTTACTATCCTAAATTATCCTATATAATAGGGGTGGGAGGCCGGGGATATAATATCTAATACATACAACCCTAGGTTGTATGCAACATAGAATCATTCTAAACTGCAGTACACATACAGGTTGAATTTTTTTTTTAAAAGATTTGACATTATTTATAATAGGAGTATATAGGATATAGAAAGGAAATATAAATATGGAAAAACAAAAAAGAATAACACTTAACGCAGATAAGCGAAAAGTGATTGCTGATGTATTTCAAAATCATTTTGAAGATAATTCAAAATTTAAGAAAGCATGGCAACAAGCAAAAGACACTTACAACTCTTTACGAAAAGAGGCAAAAATTCGTATGGAAGTTTTAGTAAGAAATCATCAACCACAAGAAGATGTAGATACAATTAGAAATATGATTAGTAAGTATAGTAGTAGTGGTGGCGACCTTTACCATGATAATTGTTTCTATGTTCAAAACTCTACACCAAAATATGAAACTGATTATAATGGAAATAAAAAAGAATATTATGATGATGTTCATATTAAGTTTGGCGACATGGACAAAGACTTCTTAACTTCTTACTATCGTGATGAGATGAGAGCAAAAGGCATTGACGCAGATTATGATGTAAGATTAGGCGACAACTACGAAAAAAGAAATCCAACTTACTACAATAGTGAAAGTGCAGTAAATAAATTTTTGGGTTTCGGTAGTCGTAATGATGTAAGCAAGTCCCAAATGTTTCCTAAAGATGAGTGGGAAAATGATTTCAAACTTTGGGTAATTGGAACATCATATTGTCATAGTAGAAAGTTTGATACCAACTCGGCAGAATTTGAGTGGTTTCAAAGTTTTAAAACTGCTGAACAAAATGTTGTTAAAACCCATGAACAAATGTTTGCTCATGTTGATAAGAAAATGCAGAAACTAAAACTTGGTTTGAAATCTTACAGATACTTTGATCAAGCAAAAGAACTAGCTGATAAACTTGGTGTTGTTTTAAATGAAAGTATATTAGACGCACATTCATCTATGGCACTTTCAATTTATAGTCCAACTAATTTAGCTGATCTTTTAACTGATAAGGTTGAACAAACAAGAGATGAGAAAATTGCAATATCTAAACAATTACTCCGAGAACAACAAAATAATTTAAATTAGTTATTGACAACTATGGGACAATCCTATATGATTGTCCCATAAACAAATATAGAAAGGTATAAAATGTTATATATAATTAAATGGGTAT